TCATTCCATAAAGGGCTGCTTTGACTTGTGTTTAACCCAGTGTTAGTTGTTGGTATTTTTATTATGTTTCCCATTTTAGTTATTGTTGTATGTTTGGAATTGAGTAAAAGGAATGTCAGACTTTAAAACCGCTCCACTAGGCATTTTAAAATCTACCAAAGAGCCAGGCTCTTGTTGTGCGTTTATTAAAGCTGTTTCTAAAGTTAATTTATCGTGCTCAGTTATGTCTTTGTCAAAATCAAGTTCTAATCTCCATAGGTTATAAGTATTTGAATAATAAATTTTTATTCTACTAGAACTATTACCTTGATCACACCTGTAAGCTAATTTAGCATTTATTGGAAGTTTTCCTCCAGCTTCCCATTCAATGTTTAAAATCGGGTTTTCCATTTTCTAATTTTTTTAAATGTTAATAAAGTGGAGAGCGTTAACCCTCCACATTTATTTTGTAAAATGTATATTATGCTGTAAATAACACGAAGTTATTAGCAGCTTGAACACATAGACATCTTTCAGATAAGTAATGAACCTCCATAGCATCTAAAGATGATGTGTAAGCACCACCAACAGAACCAGTAATCCATGACTTCATTCTACGATCATCAGTTTCAGAAGCTCTATATCTTACATGTAAGAAAGGTCGTCTGATATTTGATCCTAACATTTGATCATATACTGTAGATGTTCCAGCTGGTATTAACACACCTTTAACGTTATCAACCATACCTCTAGTAGAAGCATCATTTAAGTATTTCCAGTCAGTTTTGTAAAAGTCATAAGAACCTCTTCTAAAACCTGAAAAACCAAAGTTAAGTGCCATTTCAGCTTCGTTATCGAATAAACCGAAAGAAGCAGCAGCAGTAGAAGCAAAACTTCCACCCGCCATAGAAGCAATCATGTCGTCAAAATCAAGAGCAGTAGCTCTATCTAAAAATAACATGTTTTCCTCAATAGCTCCTTGTAGATCTAATTGCTGTAAGATCTCATCAAAATCACCTAAAGCACCTGTTCCAGGGTTAGCAGCTCCAGCAAATCCTTGATACACATTACCTCTTTCTTCTATAGCAGAGAATAAACCTTGTGTACCTTTACCAGCATCAGTTGATGCAGCCAAGCCAGCAACAGCAGATCCAGTAGCAGCAAGTTCACCTTCAACCATTGACATTTCAAGATAATCTTCATATCTTAATCTAGTCTCTGATTCAGCTTTCATATACCACAAAAATCCAGATGTTCCGTCTTCAGTTGCAACTTCAACCCAACCAATTTGAGCAGTGTCAGAACCATTAACTAAATACTTATCTTTTATAATGATAGGTCTGTTACTGAACTGAGTTAATGTTGGAGTTACAGATCCTTCCATACCGAGTGTTCCTTTTGCGAAATCAGAACCATAAACAAATAGTTTAAGTGGATTTTCACTTCCTGTTCCTACAGCATTAAAGTTTGCAGCAGTATAACAAGCTCCATCAAAAGTATATGTTGTTGCATTACCTGGGTTTGGAGCACTGGTAACTAAACCTTTTAAAGTTACGCCATCAACTGGGTTGTGAACTACGAAAGTTTGATTCTTTCTAATAACTAATTCGCCCTCACCAGTTGGTAGTGTTACAGTGAATGTATTACCAGAACGTGTTACGTTATCATAACCTAAGTGTAGTCTATTTTGTTCAGACCAAATTACTTGATCCGATGTCATTGGCATTTCAGCGCCAACCATTCTTAAAAAACCTGATAACGTTCTGTTACCAAATCTTTCTACCTCTTGCTCGTAGAGCTCAGGTAGATATTGTTGTGCAAAATCAGCAAAGTTTTCTCCACCTTTTTCATTCCACTGTAAGTAGTTTGAAGAGAGAACCGACTGATCTTGAGTAGGTGTAAGTCCAGCATTTTGCTTTGTGAAATTTCCTAAAGCCATAATTTATTATTTTAAGTTTTGTTTATCGTTTTTATTTTTAGTTTATTACTATTTATACCATTGATTGCTTTTAATTTAAATCCTTTTATATGAATATCTTCAGGTGCACTTTGTCGTGCATCTTTATTTATATTTTTAGATTTAGCAACTACATCTTTAACAGCGTCGGCTTTACCTTGCTCATAAAAATGTTGTGCTATATTATCAGCATTTCTAGCGGCATATATAGCTTTATGATAGCCTTTAACATCAGTAACCTCTCCTTTATCATTTAAGAACTTCTTAACTACATTTGAAATGTCAGATTGAGCATTGGCAACATCTTCTGGATTATTAATACCATACCTAAACTTTTTTTCTCCTAAACTAAATTCAAAACCTTTGAAATCAGAGAAATATGTTTTGGTATCGTTTTTAAACATCTCATGTCGCTTTTGCGCTACCTCTTTGTCTTTGGAAAATTTGTTGAAAAACTCTCTCGCTTTTGTAAGTTCGTTGTTTACTGTAGGCCTCAACTTGATTTCTTCGTAATACTTATCTTTTAAACTATCTAAAAACGTTTTCGCTTTTGCAACCTCTTCCTTTTTTGCGAGTTTTTTTCGACGTATCTCTCGCTCTTCGTCGTAATCTTATTCCACATTAAAATTCTCTTCCATTATAAAGTCAATTTCATCAGGTTCTAAGTGTGGTTTAGTATTTTTATAATATTCTTTTAACAGTGTATCATCATCAACATTACTGTAATCAGCATTTAATCTAATATAATCCTGCATGTTACCACCTGTTTCTTCCATAAACTGTACCAGCTTATTTACACCTTCTGGTAATTTTTGTTTTTCTTCAACAACCACCTCAGGTTCTTTAATATCTTCTTCGCTTGATATTTCTTCTATTACAGGTTTTGAATTTTCCTCAACTAGTTCTTCGGCATTCCGTACTTCTTCAACCACTTCTTTGCCACTTGTCTCGTCTTTCTTTTCTTCGACAACAACATCGCTATTGCTTGCTTCTTGTGCTTGAACGGCATTTTCTTCAGTTTTTGTTTCTTTATTACTTAGATCTATTCTAGCTGTAGCTTTTGAGTTGTTAGCTAGTTTTTTAGGTCTACCTTTTTTCTTTTTCATTTTAAACTCACCTTCTTGAGGTGTGTTTTCTATTTTGTTATTTTCCATGATATGATATTATATAATTATTGTATTGTTACCGTTTACTACATTTGTGGAATTTGACCTCCTAGTTCTTCCGTTAACGGTGGTCCTTGGTTTTGAGTAGCAAAGTCAGTTGGTAATAAACCGTCTTGTCTTTGCTGTATCATAGCGCTTTGTTGAGTAGCTTCCATTTTTGATCTTTGATCTTTACGATCTTCAATCATTTGCTCTCTATTAACGTCTTTTTGTAAATTTATTTGAGCTAGTTGTTTATCAAACTCGAATTTTTGCTGAGCTAAAGTTAGTTGATTTTGTAGTTCAGCACCCATTTGTTGTATCTTAAAATCAGACTTACCTTTCTCTAATTGTAACTCTGTTTGAGCTATAGCTTCTCTCTTTTGTACTTCATACATAGCAGCTTTTTCAGCTGACTCAGCGTTTGCTTGAGCCTGCGACTGAATCATTCTTTGTTGAGCTTCTTGATCTTGTTTAGCTTTTTGTCTTCTTTTAAGCTTTAATAATTGATTAGCTAATCTAAGATTATGTATGTTTCGTATGTCAATAGCATCTTCAAGATTTATTTGATTACCTTTTAAAGCTATTTCAATATTTTGTTCTAATATTTGTTTATCTTCTTCATCTGGCTCTAAGTCTAGAAAAATACCAAAATCATAAAGATGTAAATCTTTTATTTCTTCTAAAGTAGCAACGTTGTATAAACTTATACTATTTACTAGTGACTCGTTAGTTAGTTCAAACTCTAAAGAATCAGCAACTCTTAAAGCTACATTTTCACAAGTTTTTAATGTGACATACAAACCTGCATCTAATATATGTCTAGTTGCAACGTTTGATTGAGCAACAGCTAGTTTTTGTAATCCTAATAAAGCATCTTTATCTGGGTTACTACCATCTCTAGCTTCGTTAAGCCCGGTTACATCTCTTATCATTTGTAAATAATACTGATAAGTTTGTATCAAACTTTGTATTTTAGCTTTGTG